CTGTCTATCCCTTCGTGTACTGTTTGATCTTGTCAACCTGCAAGTCGCACCATTCGTCATGTGTGCCGTCTGCTTTGTAGATTGTTACGACTGGCATTGAACGATAGCCTAGCTTGCGAAATCGCTCGTAGTCGTCCGCGTCTGCTGTGACTGTTTGCACTGGCATTACACGTGACAGTTTTAATACTGTTCGCCGGCACTTTTGACAGCGCGGCTTCGTGTAGATAAATGCTTGCATGTGTTTTTCTTCTCTCGATAGTTTCTCAATGATTGCTTGCTCTGTATTGCATACGTAGCCGTATCCGACTCGCTTCATCGCATTAGACATAGTAGATCGCCCTCGTATCATGATCGCTGTATTCGACCAATTCAAAAGTTTTGTGGGAGACAGCACCAAGCGCGTCAGTCCAGACGTCGGTTGGTTTTCTCGTCGATACTTGGCGCTGAACGAAGCCTCCCAAGTCTTTACTCATCTCGCTATGGAGATGCCCCGTGAACAGCTCGCGGTTCTGCGCTGTTCCTAGCATGAATCCAAACTCGTCTAGGTATTTTGCAAGGTAGTTGTTCTTGCCCTTGTCTCCGTGAGTGGCACCAATGAAGTTGCGGCCTAACATTGCACCTTTGTAATGCTTAAGTGATATGTCCCAAGTGATGTTCGGCTGGTTGCTGTAGGCGCGTTTCAATAGACGAGCAAACATATATCCAACTGACGGATCGTGGTTACCTGGCGCATACATGATCTCACACTCATTGGCGTTCTTTATGATTGCTTCAATCAGTGTCTCGAAGTATTGCTCCATTTCGTTCACAGTCTCGCCTAAGTCGGTTGTTTCTAGCTGTGTGCCCTTTGCTGTGGTCGAGTTGATATTGTCCACGTGAGCTAGATCACCGCCCAGAATGAGCAATATTTTGGCGTAGTGGCCGCGTCGAATGATATCTAGCTGACGTTTCAGAGATTCAGCATAGACGTCGAATGTGTGCCCGTTGAAATGTGTATCAAAAGCAGGAATGACTAAATAGCGATCTGATTTCACAAAAATAGGAGCCTTAGCTTGATACGGTTCCTTGTGTGTGATGATGTCATTCATCAATGATTCATATTGTTCCGCCTCAACTAACGGCCTGATTTGTATCTTACTTTGATACAATGTCGCTTCAGGCGTCTGCTTCCAGAAATTGCTTGTGGCACGTAAAAGCTCCCACTTGGTGTAATCATACCCGTGAGCTTCCAGAACCTCTCTAGGCGTCATTTTATGGCCTCGGACAACCTTTAGAATGGTTTCACTGGACTGTGTGCCATCTGAATCATATTCATTCTTCAGTGGCTTTTGGAATTCGATGCCAAGCCGTCTTGCTTTACCTTGAAGCGCATCATAGCTAATACCGAGCTTGTCTGCCGTCTCACGTCTGGTAAAGCCTTCAGAGGCGAGCTTCCTAATTCCGCTGATTTGTTCATCTGTCCATTGCATCTACTCGCCTCCTAAAAATTTAAATTAGATGTCCATTGGGTCGTCGTGAAAATAGTCCGGTGCCTACTCCTGAACTGATTGATTCGACATCTACCTGAGATAGGTCTTCCCAGACTTGATCCAATGCAACTGGCAGGAGTCGAACCTGCCCGTCGGAACGTCTTCCGGGTTCCCAATAGCCGAAGCTTCAGTTGCTGCTCGCTCTCCCAGTGTCAGATGGGGTCATCGCAAACTGTGTCCGGTCGCTAAACTGGACAATGTGGCATGCGGGAATCGAACCCGCCTGACTATCACGGTCAGTCCTCATTGCCACGCCTTGCCACAGCTTTATCATCACTGTGGCTCGGAGGAAAAACGCGGTGTCTCAGGTTTCTCACCTTTGGCACAATACAATAATATGACGGAAAAGCGTGTTTTTTGTTGCATCATTGTTGCACGGATGTTGCATCTAGTTTCACTAGCGGACATATTTCAGCAAAAGCATAGAGAGCTTCTTGTGTTTGTCGCCAAAGGGTCGTTCGGTCAACATGCAAGCGATTAGCTAACTGAAGACTGGATTTACGTGTCGTCTTTGGAGTCAGATAGCTCTCAACTAAAATGATCCGGTAGTCTTCACTCTCTATAGATTCAATAGCGCCTTCACAGCACGCTATATAGTACAGCTCGTCAGCGTGCGATACGAGCTTTTCCTCGGCTTTGTTGCCATAGCTTGGTGACTTTGGCATGCCGTCCATCACGGGGCTTCTGAGCGCTATTTTGGTGCGTTGAGCGAGCCGCTTGTGATGCCAGTAGTTCCTCAAGACCTCTTTGGCGTTTTCAATTGTTTTGTCATGATCAATTGGGCTAAAATATCTCGTTGCTCGCACCACTGCGTCCACTCCTTATGGTTTAATTAAATTTGTAAAAGTTTGGGGAATAAGCGTGCCGTAATGGTGCGCTTTTTTATTTGCTTTCAGAAGGCCGAATTAGTTCCCATGGATCAATCCCAGCTCCATATGCGATTTTGTCCAAAGTGTTGAGTGAAACACTGCCCTTCCCAGAGATTACATATTCAAGCGTGGTGATGGGTATTCCGATCTCTTTTGCATATTTGGCTTGTGTCATGCCCAAATCGTATATATTCTTCCTAAGGTTTTCGCCCAACGCTCGTTTGCTGTCCAAATTATTTACCTCCTACTTAGTTTTCCAGTTAGCCCACATCCACATTGCAGCACCTGAGATTATCAGCATGACGGCAATCATCTGTTTCATTGCCGCTCCTCCCTGATTGAATCCGCAATGTCCCAAAGCGCAAACAAGATTGCTGCTAATATCAGAAAAACAGTTGACTTCCCAATCCGTTTCGCAACGCCAATCAGTGTGTCGCATTGTGAGGCTGCTGCTGGCGTGGTTCAGGCTGATATACAGAAACATCTAGGCCTCTGACAGAAACTAACCACTTCATTTCAACCTCTACAGGGTCATTCGCCTCAGCTTTGAAGTGGATCTTTTCAACCTGTCTAACCTCAATGCCATTCACAAAAACTTTGCCGTTTTGAATTCGTATGCTATTCATCATGATTTTTTCTCCTTAATCGATCTCTTCGACTTCAACTCTCGGATTAGCTTTGTCAATAAAGAACCGATCTCGCAGTTCTACAATGTGATCCCAGTTGTCGTTTTCTAAAAATTCAGCCTTTTGCATGCCGTCAAAGATAAACTTGTGCTGAAACGCGATGTTGTCCGGGTCTGTTCGCTTGTCATACCAGTACCAGTCGAAACTTAGGGGTTTTCCCCACTGAAATTTCACGCCCTGATTCATCGCTTTTCTAACAGCCAACATTACCGTTTCCGTTGCTTGTTTCTTGACTTTTGCTCCGCCAAACATGTTGCCTCGTTCAACCTTGATGTACTGGTTAAGAGTCATGAGGGGCAATGGAATAATAATCCTGTTCACGCTGGCTTCACGTCCTTCAGATAGTATTGACGTTGCTCGCCATCAATCATCTCAACCGTTGTGATTAACTCTTTGGGGGCCTTGCCATCAAAAGCAACTGGCTTGTTGATGTCTTGCCTTGCACCTCTGGCGTTGTATCGTTCAACTCTGATGATTCGTGCCATACCGCCAAGACCACGCACGCCCATGAATACTTGATCAGGAACCACAACCAGATCACCGACCATCATTTTTGTTTTATTTGCTTGCATTTGAAGATTCCTCCTGTAGTTCCTTGTATTCTTCCTCGCTAATTGGCTGTTTTAGTTTTTCTAGCGATATCCCCATGGCTTTAGCTATCTTTGTAAGTGTGATCATCATTACCTCTTTGCCACTAAGGAAACTAACAATCGTGATGCGGCTCACATCAGCAATCAAAGCAAAACGGTATATTGGCAAGCCGGGATGATCGTCAAGAAAGTTACGAAGTCGTTCACGTGCCCAATCTTGGCCTGCATTGTTAGTTTCGTCCTCATGCTCAATCATGTTTTTGCCTCCTCAAAATTTTTGTTTAGGTAAGTTCACATTTAGCTTTTTCAGATATCCCTGCCAAATATCGTATGTGTTTTGGCAGTATGCTCGCGTTACTGGATCAGTTTCTTTTGTTGGTAGATATGCGCTAGTTTCTCCATAATATTCTGACTCAGCCGTCTCTAAGGCATCTGTCAAGGTAACGTACGCCCACTGGTACCAAAACTTCTTCATATCAGCATCGGCTTGTTGCGCCTTTTTTAGATATTCCATGGCTTCATCAAGCTGCAGAATGATGAGCAGCGAGTATTGATAATGTCCCTCCTGCATGTACTCATTGAACTCTTTAAGGGTCATAGTTGGATAAGCCATTTCAATACGCCACCTTAAACTGCAACTTTGATGCGAAAAAGCGAAAATCAATGCTTCCAAGTGCTCCTTCACGATTTTTGGCAATTGTTAAAGTTACAGTACGGATATCTGATTTTTCGTTCTGCCGGTCACTGTTCCAAAGGAATCCAACTGCATTGCTATCTTGCTCAATTGATCCCGACTCTCGTAAATCTGAGAGTACCGGTTGCTTGTCCTGACGATTCTCAATACCTCGTGATAATTGACTAAGCAAAACAATCGGGATACCAAGCTCGTTGGTCAGCACTTTGAATTGACGGGTGATCTCTTCGATTTGCAGACGGCGATCGGCTTGGCTACGAACACCAATCAGCCCGAGATAATCAACAATCGCAAGGTAGCCTTTATCTGCATCAGCGGCTCGCTGTCGCACTGTTTTAACGATCTGGGTTAATTCCACCTGCTTGTCGTAAAGCTGCAGGCGATAGTCTTTAAGGACGTTTCCTGCCTGTTCAACCTCAACCTTCTCAGCATCGCTTAGACTTTTCTGCGGGTTGATGAATTTACCAGCACTGATGCCAGTCTTGCAGGCCACCAAGCGGTTATAGTTTTCTGCGTTTGACATTTCAAGTGAAAACAGATCAACAGTCAACTCAGGTTGCTGTTTCAGAGCTTCAATGATTAGATTGATTGCAAAGGCCGACTTACCAACACCCGGACGTGCGCCAATTGTTAGAAGCCGTCCCGGCATCAGCCCACCACCAAATATATTGTTAAGGGCGAAGTAGGTTTTGATCCCGCTATCTAATACCCCATTGATCATTTTGTCTTGCATTTCAGATGCTAGATCAGATATCGTGCTCTCGCTTATTGGTTTGCCAGCCGCAACCGCATTCTGTGAAGCGGTCATCATCGTGTTGAGATTGTCCTCGCTCGGTTCAATTGAATATGCTTTAGAAGCCTGAATTAATTTCTTACGGTAAAAGTTTCTTTTGAGTTTGCTTACCCACCAATCGAACCTTGATATGCCTATATCGCAAGTCATGAGATATTGCCAGTCATTGGCTGACATGACACCGGGACGAGAAACATTGAATCTGTCTTGAAGCTCGAGTGTGTCAACGTCCTCATCAAGCTTATTCATGTATTCAACAAGATCAGCATACTGTTTGCTCTCAAACCATTCTGGGTCGATCCATTCAGACTTGATCAGTTCTGGCTTAGTGTATAGGCAATGCATGACATGTGGTTCAGGATTGCTAGGGTCATAAAGCTTTTTCGTCAAGCTCGTTGCCTCCCTTCATCGTATTCAGCAATGTAACGTTTAGCATCTTCTGGATTGATTGGAATACCTTGCGCTTGGATTTCTTCAAGCACTCTGTCAGGACTGTTGTAGTCGATATACATTGCAATAGCAGTTTTCTTGGGATCGAACTTAGGCTTTCGAGCTTCCTGCTCATCTCGTTCTTCCTTTACGACCTCAAGGTAATCGTCCCATGCCTCTTGATTGAAGAACGTACTACCGTCTTTGATAAATTGTCTATCTGTACCTTTGCTATTGATTAGCTGTCGATAAGCCACAATGCCATCCTGAATCTGCTTATTGGTAGCAGGGTTCTTCTTTCTAGTCATTACCCGTTTGTAAGCAGCTGATGCCGGCTTCTTGCCAATCTTCTTTGGATACAGCTTCCATAGCTTCTCGAAGTTAGCATCTAATGTGCTTTCTGTGGTATCTTCTTGCTTATCTGTGCTTCCTTCATCAGAGTATCCTTTGCTTGCCTTCTGCAAAAGGTTTTCGTCACTATCTAACGTGCTTAATGCACGTGTGTTTATAGTATTAATACTTGTAGTATTATCTCTTACATTCACGTGTGTAGGGGTATTACATTGTTGTAAGTAGGTATACACATTGCAATTCTCGGGCACATCATCTTTGCTAATTTTGATGTATCTTCTTTCGATTTCTTTGGTACCGTCTTTGTATTTGACGCTACGCTTAATATATCCGTTGTCCTCAAGAGACTTTAGCCACCTTTGTACAGTAGTTTTAGTTACCTTGTACAAAGTCGCAAAGTATTGATCACCCGCCCAGCAGTAACCCTTCTTATTGCTGAGCGCCGTAATTTCACCGTACAGAAACCTTGCTCCCATTTGTAGCCGTTCATCATAGCGCACGTCTGCTGGGGTGATTGCGTAGTAGTTAGGTTTCTCATTCATAATTGCCATCACCCTTCTTCGAATAGGCGCATTCTCATAGTTTCTGTAATAATCTCGATATACCTTCCCTCAACTTCTTTGGTGCCGTCTTTGTATTTGACATGACGATTAATATATTTGCATTCTTCCAGTACACGTAGCCAGTTTTGAATTGTGGAAGTGCTAACGTGGTAGAGCTTTGCGAAATAGCTATTCGATGTCCAGCATAAGCCGCTCTCGTCAGTTAATGCCGAAATTTCGCCGTACAGCAGTTTGGCTCCCTGCTGTAGAGACCCGTCATATCGCACGTTTGCTGGAATGATTGCATAGTAACTAGGCCCTTCATTGTTCATGATCGTTACCTCCTTCAGGAAAAGCTAACGCAAGCGCCTGTAGGGTTGTGAAATATGCCTGTTTTCGTGCATCTGAACTTTTGCGCAGTTTCCAAAGAGTACCATACGATAGTGAGGTATTCTTCATTACATCCCGTAGCGAGTGCTTTGATAGAATAACCTCTGCTATTTTTTCAAGCTCTGTGTGGGTCATTTTTGATGCTTCAATATATTTATTCATGTTGTTTACCTCTTTCTTGTATATTAACATTATATACGACGACGATAAATGTTGCAATAGAAAAGTGCCATTTCTGGCACGTTTTTTTGATCTATATTCTCTACATTCTTTACATTCTTGTTAGTTGCCACCTCTTTGCCACCTCTTTGCCACCTCTTTGCCGCTTGCTTTGCCACCTCCTCGTCATTACTTTGATATTTTACCCAGTTAGCAATGGTTATCAGGCGTCCAGTCTTTGCCGATTCGTTTGCCAGAAATCCGTATTTTTTGAATTTTACCAAAGCCGAACGCACGTTCTTAGAACTGATGTTCTTGCCTGAAATTTTTCTGATTGATTCAATCGAAGTAATGAGCTGACCGGCCTTAATCGAGAACTTTTCCCCTTGCCATATCCAGCTTGTATCATCGTCAACTACTCGGCACTAAAGTACCGAGCTTGTAACTCACACTCCTAACGGAGTAGTAGTGCAAACGTCCTAAAGACTCCTACCAAAGTGGTTACACCATCGGGTGGTTGACAGCACCCGTTTAGCAATCAGAGTATATCCAATTGTTATTCTTGATTAGAGATTACTTGCTGGAACGTGATTGGTTTATCAGTTACCCAGTTCGTGCCTAAAAGTTGAATATTAATAGCTCCGATACGGTCATCATTACTGGTGTAACCGCAATGCTCACAGTGATATTCATCAGAGTATCCTTTGCTTGCCTTCTGCAAAAGGTTTTCGTCACTATCTAACGTGCTTAATGCACGTGTGTTTATAGTATTAATACTTGTAGTATTATCTCTTACATTTATGTGTGTAGGGGTATTACATTGTTGTAAGTAGGTATACACATTGCAATTCTCGGGCACATAATAGCACGAATGTGTCTTAAAATACGCATAAGCAATGGAGAACGAAAAAAGTTTCTTTTTTGGACGTTTTTTGTGTTGACAACTGTACTTTTTGATGTTTTAATGAAAGTGTCCTAAAGGAAACGAGGTGATTACATGAATAAGAATAAGCTTCTTGGCACTATCAAGTTAAAAGGACTAACAGTAAAAGCTGTACTAAAAAGAGTAAATGATGATGGCATTAATTTAACATCATCAACTTTCTACAAAGGGCTGCGAGATGAACGTCCCTTCAAGACAAATGAAATTAAAGCATTAGCAAAAGTAATTCCGTTAACACGATCAGAAACAATGGATATTTTTTTTACAACTGAAGAGTCCTAAAAGACACAAATGGGATGACGGTATGAATAAACTAGTAATCATGAAAAAAGCCGCTGGCGTGCAGACCAACGGCGAGAAAGGAAGCAAGCAATGAAAACGAATGGAGAATTACCCGCTTCACTTAATAACTTTCGAGTTGATTATAAGCCATCTGTGCTTGTCCTACAACACGCTGATGAACTAGCTGCAAACATCAAGCAGTACACGAACAAGTACCGGGGTCTTGTCATTACACCGGAGACGTTACCACAGGCAAAAGCTTCCCGCGCAGATCTCAACAAGTTGTCTAAAGCGTTAAATGATAAACGCATTGAAGTCATGCGTGAATATAACAAGCCATATGACGTGTTCAAGTCCAAGATTGATGCCATGATCAGTAACATTTCAGAAGCGAAAGCAGAAATTGACGATGGCATCAAGAAGCAAGAACTACTTGAAGCCGAGCAACGCAAACAACAAGTTCTTGCTGACATCATGGAAATTGCGCACTCACGCGGCCTTGCACCAGATGATATTGAATTCAATGACAAGTGGCTAAATAAGAGTTTAAGCAAGCTTGAGCGCACACGTCAGATTGGTGATGCCGCTGACTTCGTTGTTAAACAGCGTGAGCAACTAGCGGCCGCAAAGACTGCTGTCACCAAATATGCGCAAGCGATGGGGCTTGATGCTGGCGGTTGGGTTGCACAAGTAGATCAAGGCAGCTCACAACTTGATATCATGGCGCGTATTGACGCTTATGTTGCACGACAAAAGCGGGAAGCCGAAGAAGCCAGAAAACGCGCTGAAGCACAAGCTGCCATTGACGCTCTTCACCAAAAGAAGGTCGGTGACAAAGTTGTCGATACCAACACTGGTGAGGTTGTCAGTCAACCGAAACCAGAACCAGTCATTGGGCATTATCAGTTTGAGGTTGTTGGTACGTTTGATGAAGCCCAGAGCGTTGCCGATTTCATGACGGAACAAGGCATTGAGTTCGTCAGTTTGGAGGGTAAATGATGGTCGAAAAGAAAGATGATGTGGCAACGGAAAAGCTTTCCCTTGTTGACCGTATTCTAATAGCCCAGAAGGCTGTTGGCGTTATTAAGAAGGACGGTGAAAACAAATTCCAACATTACAATTTTCAAAGCGAGGGTGCGATCAAAGACGCTGTTAAGCCAGCTCTGATCAAAGCTGGATTGGTTGTTAAATTCAGTTATGAAATCGTCAACCAGTATGATCGCACAACGGGCAAAGGTGGCAATAATCACTTTGTTGATTTGATGGGAACATTCACTGTCACTGACGGTCATGATGAGATGACATTTACCATCCCGGGCAGCGGTCAGGACACTGGCGAAAAAGCCATGGTCAAGGCCAGCACTTCAGCGCAAAAGTATTTTTATAAGCAGATGTTCAACATCACTGACACCGAAGACTCTGACCCTGATGCAAATGATAGCTCAGCAAGCAATGGTCCAATAACCAGAAACAAGCAGTCTATTCGGCCAAGTGCCATTCTTGATCACGCAACCGTTAAAGCTATCAAAGACATGATGGTTCAACAGTTTAAAGCTTTGCCGGCCACTAACAAAAAAGGCGAGCCAAAGCCAAAAACGGTTAATGAACTTGCTGAAATATGGATAGGCTTAGCGAATGCAAAATTCGGCAGCAAAGCAACGAGTGTTGAAACATTAACTCCTAAAGCCGCTGCTGGTGTCAAAAACTTGCTTGAAGCAGAACTCAGAAAGTTGGCAGGTGGCGAACGTGAATGAGTATGAAGATAAACGGCAGGCTGGATAAGCTTTCAGGCCAGCAGATTACTATCACCGCAGACGCCCCTGTGAGCCTGTATGCGCTGTCCAAGCTCGCAGCGGGTAAATCACCCTCGGTTGAGTTAGAAGTCGAGGACGGGCGCCATATAAGCCCAGAACAGCGCAAAAAGATATTCGCGCTGATGCGCGACATCTCCGACTGGAACGGTGACACGGTGGACATGATCGAATGCCTCATAAGAGTTGCTAGACGAGGAAACTCGGTACTTTAGTGCCGAGAGGAATCGTCGTCTTGAGCAACTCACCTTTTTTCTAAAATATTGTTGTAAATATGGACTATTTCACTAAATAAGTGTTATACTATTAATAGTGAAAGAAGGTGAAGCTATGACAACTATTACTTTAAAACTACGTTTATATCCAAATAATAACCAAGCTAATTTACTTGAAGCCACTATGGAACAGTACCGTTTAGCCTCTAACTTGGTATCTAACTATTACTTTGAACATGATTTCAAACCTAAGCAAAGTGTCTTACAGAAATCTTTGTATCACTTAGTTCGTGATACCTTTGGGCTTAAAGCACAGATGGCTCAGTCGACTTTTAAAACAGTGTTAGCTAGATACAAGACCGTTAATACTCAAATCAAGAAAAAACCCTATCACTTTGAAGATATCAATACGGGTCAATGGTATCGTGAAAAACGTGATTTAACTTGGTTAAGAAAGCCTATTCAGTTTAACCGTCCTCAATGTGACTTAGTATCTGTTAGAGATTGGTCGTTTGTTAAAGACCAGCTCTCAATTAATACCATTGGTACTAGAGAAAAGATGAATTTCGCAGCCAAAGGCTTTGAGAAGTATCTGGATAAGGGTAAATTGGGTACTGCTAAGTTAGTCAAAACGTGTGGTCATTATTTCTTGCATGTTGCATGTACTCTAGACAGCCCTAAGTTTAATAAAGATAATCTTAAGCATGTAGTTGGTATTGACAGAGGGTTACGTTTCCTATCAACTGCTTATGATGAAAAAGGCACCACTTCCTTTGTTTCAGGCAAAAATATTATTGCTAAACGGCGCAAGTACAAACAGTTACGTCAACAATTGCAGAGTAAAGGTACTAAATCGGCTAAGCGAAGATTGAAAAAGATTGGTCAACGAGAAAACCGCTGGATGAGTGACATCAATCATCAAGTAACTAAGACACTCGTTGATAAATATGGTAGTGGTACCGTTTTTACCATCGAAGATTTAACTAATGTGCGCTTCGCAACTGAAAAAGTTTCAAAGTACCATCGTTACGAACAAGTTAGCTGGGCTTTCTATCAGTTTGAACAATTCTTAACCTATAAGGCTGAACTCAAAGGATCCACAGTAGTTAAAGTAGATGCCCACTATACTAGTCAGCGTTGTCCTAAATGTGGCATTGTTGATAAACAAGCTCGTAACCATGCTAAGCATGAATATCACTGTGAGCATTGCGGTTACACCAGTAATGATGACCGTATCGGAGCTATTAATATTCAACTTTTAGGCACGAACTGGGTAACTGATAAACCAATCACGTTCCAGCAAGTAATCTCTAATCAAGAATAACAATTGGATATACTCTGATTGCTAAACGGGTGCTGTCAACCACCCGATGGTGTAACCACTTTGGTAGGAGTCTTTAGGACGTTTGCACTACTACTCCGTTAGGAGTGTGAGTTACAAGCTCGGTACTTTAGTGCCGAGTAGTTGACGAAATCGTATACGCGCGAGATTTTTGCAATTGAACCATATTCACTGAGTGACTGTTCGATGACGACTGCCAGCAACATGATATACACGATCTTAGAGTTTTGCTTCCGAAACGATGTACCATTCAAGACGAAGACGTGGGACATGATACCCAACGACTATGCACGCCAATGGTTCTGCCTCCGTTTCCGTAAATGTGTTATCTGCGGAAAGCCCGCTGACTTGGCACATTACGAGGCGGTTGGCATGGGACGCAACAGAAATAAGATAGACGAAACAAAGTTCAGGTACATGAGCCTATGCCGCATTCATCACGTCGAGCAGCACACGATCGGACTCATGTCGTTCGTCCAAAAATATCACATTAAGCCAATCAAGCTGACAGCTGACGAACTTAAACAGATTCAGCCACATTACAAAACAAGTACCGAATAAAAAGGAGACTAAAAATGCTTAATTCAGTTGCTTTAACAGGCAGATTAACTAAAGACGTTGGCCTTCGCTATACGCAAAGCGGAACAGCGGTTGGTTCGTTTACGATTGCTGTTGATCGCCAATTTCGTAGCGCAAATGGGGAACGAGAAACTGACTTCATCAATTGTGCCATCTGGCGTAAGTCTGCCGAGAATTTTGCCAACTTCACGCACAAGGGTTCACTTGTTGGCATCGAAGGTCATATCCAAACACGTACGTATGATAACGCGCAAGGCCAGAAAGTATTCGTGACTGAGGTCATTGTTGAGAATTTTGCTTTGCTTGAATCACGACAGGTGTCTCAGAACAGCCCTAAATCACAGCAAACAGCCAATTCGTCAACAACAGGTACCACTAATGCGAGTCAAACGACTCAAAATGCTTCGCGAGCGAATTCCACAAATTCGTTTGCTAATAATGGCCAGCCGCTCGACATCAGTGATGATGATCTTCCATTCTAAGAAGGCGGTGATGATCATCCCGGGAGTACGAAACACTTATGTAAAAGTGAATTCTTAGTTTCAAAAAAAATAAGCCCTCCACCCGCGTTAGCGAGCAGAGGACTTTTTTGTAATATGCTTAAAATGGATTGATCGAACTAATGCCGATCTGCAAACGATCAAGCGGTTCTCCAAACATGCCGGCGTATGTGTCTGTGTACTGTGGCAAACTCGTGCCATCATCACACACAACGCCAAGCCAGCCAGCCCGTTGTGTCGTCTGACTACGGTAATACGCTTGCTGGTACGGCTCACCAGCAGGAGTAATAAAGATGATCTGGACTCCATCAATCACTTCACCAGCAATACCGGCACAGCCGTTGACCGTATCGTTGCGATCACCTTTGGTTACCCAAGGCAGCCAACCGCTCTTAACTGTGTGAACTCGATACTTAACGCTACCATGATCAACTTTGATGTATAGCAGATCGTGCTGATGATTAGGCATACCAGCAAAACCGTTGTCACCAGAGCCGAAGTTGGTCACCTCCTCCAGCCAACTGCCACCGAGCAAATGCAAACCGTATCGAACGTTCACATTACCAGATGCAGTTGCTTGCGGACGCGCGCTTTGTGCCGCTGGTGCACTCGGGGACGGATTGACAGTAGTTGTGCCATTAGCCAGATCTACCGCCAATTTTTCCTTCGTAATACCCCATCGAGCCAGATACCCATATGGATCAGTATGATCACCCCAAATATGCTGCGTTACCCACAAATGAGACTTGATGCCAGGCGTTCCAGCACCGCCAGCGTCCAAACTAGTCGGAATGCCATATTGAGCGGCCATATCACGTGCAAGCTCAATATAAACGGCATAATCCTTCTTGAAAGTTTCGGGATCCCTAGTGTGGCCCAATTCAATTTGGACCGGGCTGTTAGCATTTGCCGCTGTCCCAGCGCCCCACTGAACATAGCCGGGTTCACCAACTTGATAAACCTGCCCGCCATCGCCTACAACAAATGCCGTATAAGCAACTTCAGCAGCAATATTGTTTTTGAAGTAAGCGGCATTTGCACGCGCACCAGATTCAGCACCAACATCATGCAGGATAATGTAAAGTCGATTAGCTACTTGCGATGAACCTTCATCTGCACCTAAAGCAAATTCTTTGTTGATGGTATAACTCATACTATTTTACCTCCTCACTAGCTACTGGAGCAACAGATTCCGGTGCCAGCTGAGCCTTAACTGCATCTGCGGCCGCCTGAGCTGCGGCAGCTACCTTGTCTTGATTAGATACTTCCTGATCAACTGTCTTTTGCGGATAGGTTTCTGCTAGGCTGTCTTTCAAATCCGCATAAGCTTTCTCAACTGCGTTGGCAATCGTCTGCTCGTCTGTGCTGGTGAAACCAAGTGACTTCAAGCTGTCTTTCACAGCCTGAATAGCAGTCGATTTCTTAACCGCACCGTCAATTGCCTGTGTCATACCGAGATGTTCTGCCGCCGTTACGGCTGCATTTGCTAATGGACCTAATACCTTTACCAAGGTGAGTGCCTGCTTGTTAGCCAGCAATTGTTTTGAAATCCAAGTCCCAATGATTGGGATTGCCGCTACTGCAAGTGATACCAAAAGTTCTGTCCAATTATTCATTTGTGTTTTCCTTTCTATATTGAATGACGTCTTCTAGTGCCGGTGACCAAGGGGTTGCGATACTTCCTTTTTCCAGCTTACGATGATGGAATGTTACAATGTTGCCAGATGTGTGACCAGCATTACCTGCATAAACAATGAGCCAAGTATATCCGTCTATAGGCTTGACTAATCCTGATATTTTGCCATTAACAATAGAAAATGTAGTATAAGAATCTAAAATGGTCAGGTCCGTTTTTGGATTATATGATCTAACATCAATAGAAGTAGCGGTTCCTGAAACGGATACCTCGGAACTAAAGGTGTATACAGACCCCGCAATTAAATCATTATATACAGTCGCAAATCTCCATCCTTGATGGGAAGACGAGTCATCTACTATTAAGTCACTACTAGTGCCGGTTAGCAGGTTTCTTCCATACACCTGTACCCCATTGCTGAAAACCTTGTCTACCGGTTTACCATCAATAACACATGCTCTACCATTAATTGTTGGCATTCAATCACCCCTCAATGAAGTAAACACCGGACTTGTCGGCTAATGCATCATAAGCGGCTTGCGAGATGATATTGATAACGGCATCAGCGCCTTTGTCACCCTTGTCACCTTTAGCGCCAACAAGAGAGGCAAGCCATTGATTGACACTTCCAGAGAAACCAGCATTCACGGCAACCTGATATGCAGAAAGTCCTTGATCTCCTTTGTCACCTTTGTCGCCTTTGTCGCCTTTGTCACCTTTGTCGCCTTTGACACCTTGCGAGCCACTTAAGTCGGCAATATAGGTGAAGTTGGTGCCGTTCCATACGTAAAGCTTACCGTCATCAGGATCATTGACGTCACTGGCAATCATGGTGAAATCACCATCAGAGAAGCCATCACCATTCATTTGAGCAATGGACGGGAACGTCTTTACGATTTGGAAGTCTTTCCCCGCATCGCCTTTATCGCCCTTGTCACCTTTAGCGCCAACGAGAGATGCAAGCCAGTCCGTTTGCGAGCCTTTATAGCCATTAATGACCGCGACTTGATAGGCAGATAGTCCATCAGCACCCTTATCGCCTTTCAGACCATTGGCAACAGCAACAGATACTTCTTGCTTTAGCTGCTGACTAAGGTCACTGAACTGCTGAATGAAGTCATCAACCGTGATGCTGCTGACAAGTCCCCCAGAAAGACCAGTGACGTTCTCATTGATTTGAAGTGCCAAAAATCCATCACTAGGATAGATTGCAGTACCACCGTCTACGGTGTTCCACAGCTCAAGGAGATAGCTTCCGACTGGCAATTGAGCCAATTGTCCGCTAGTAATAACGGCATGATTGTTCGTGATACTGGCACTTATCCCCAGCAAATATCCAGAGTCGTTTTTGATTCTGACCTTTGCATCTGCTGTTAATGTTGCTGCGCTGCCATCATCGAACGCATTCAAATGTATTTCAGTTGTGGTGTCGGCAAATTTGAACTTTTTATCGCCGTTGCCAAGATATAGCTTCCTCATTGCTTGCTTGTCTCCTTTCTGAGACGCTCATTCTCACGTCTCAAACGGTCATTGTCTGCGCGTAATCTGTCGTTCATGTCCTCAAGCTCATCATGCCTATTCTTCCGTTTACCCTCGCGGTAGGTCATAAAAGCGATGAGAGCCGAAGCAATACCGGCAATGTATGGAGCATATGCCATAAGGTATTTATCAATCATCTCTAGTATCACTCCTCCGTGCCACGATCAGCACGATGGATGTAATAATCAGGTTGCTGATCCAGCTTGTATATAATCCAGTAGCAACCCATGTGAGAAACTGCAGGACGGTCAAAAAAGCCATTAAAAAACTTGTCACTGACAGCAATACCTGATTCTTTTTTGCTGACTGTGTTTCCCATAGCACCCAACCCCCAATCCCGAGTCCATCAATGACAAACAAAAACCCCACAATGTCATCGTTTAACCAGTCAGAGTAATGTGGGGGCCAGATGAAATAATGGTCATTGATGATCAGAAACAAGCCAATGGCAACCATGCCAATGGCGAGTACTGTGTGTGTCGGGTGATTTCTGATTCTATTTAGCATTGTCATCACTTCCTTCCACAAAAATAGCCGCTAGCTTTTGCTGGCGACATAGTCACTACCTGTAATTTGCTTGTATTGATCTGGGGTGATCATTACCGGTACATAAGGTGTTAAATCAATTCCCCAACTGTAAAGTAGTGCACACTGATCATAATTAGTCACTTGATTTCGCCGCCTTCAGCTGTGCTACTTCAAGAGTTAAATTTGCGAGTAGCATCTGTTCTGCGGTCGGTGTCACTTGATTAGCCGCTTTTTCTAGTGCTGCTTGCTTATCGGTATCTATTACAACAGTACCGTCATCAGCCAGCTTTGAGGCGCCAATGGCAATCTTTTTCAGTTCTTCAGGTGCAACCAGAATGGCTTTCTCATCATCGAATGGCGTTTGCCACTGACTGCCGTCCCAAAATTCCTGCTGGTAGCCAGTGATATAGCCATCTTCATCAGTGCTAAAAATTGCTTTTACTTTGTCAACTTCCATAACAACCTCCTAAACTGCGTATACCTCAGTCATAACCGCTTGTGCAAGCGATCCGCTCTTATTTTCATCAGCCCCAATAATGTGTGTATCGTCATACCATATAACTTTGAAGATGGTCCCAACGTTTTTCATCGTGAAGGTAACTCGTAAATAGTTAGCACCAGTCGTGTTGTAGATCAATGCGGCCTTGGGAAGCAGAGTGAACGCATAGTTGTTATACGTCGGTGCTCCGTTTTGGTAATAGCTCCAAGCAATTAGCCATCCGGATAATGTTTTTGAGAGTGGCGTCGATATTGTCGCAGTATCAGCCTGAGCTGGATAAAAAGCACCATGCCAAACAAGCAAGTTATTGTTTGTTAATTGCAAGACTCTTAAGGCGTCTAAATTGCTGGTGATCCACTCAACTGGGCTACTAGATGTCGCTTGGTAATTGCTGCCAAGCGTTAGCATACCCAAAGTGGCTTGAACGCTTCCCATCAGTGTCCCATTATTGTAAATATTGCTTAACAAACCGAACTGATTGAGCTCTGTGTGGGTTATTCGACTGTTATTAGTATCCGAATACGTATCTGTGACGATCTTGCCATCGGCCATTGTGGTTGTTCCGTGAACAGTGTAGCTAGCAACTCCATCAGGCTTGACGCCTGTAAACGAAGAGATGAACTTAGAACCGGTGAATATGACACCATTAAATGTCATCCCATTAAACGTTTCAGCCGAAATGACACTTGCATCAACCTTGTTAACCTGCCATGTTGAACCATCATAGGTATAATATCCGGTCACAATACTGTTGCTGTTAGTCAGCCAATGCATGTCGCCTTTTTTGGGGGCAATTGGATAAGTTGCACCAACGGTAATAACGGGCACATTATCGCTACCATCTTTGCCGTCACGGCCATCAGTGCCTTTGAACAATGCCCATGAGTATTTTGTTGGATCGGTACTATCCGCTTGGGTCTGGTCAACATACTGGCCAAAATAGGACTTTCCATTACCATCTGTAGTTGAAAAGTCTTGACTTCCATCAATACTGTTGGCGTATGCAGTATGGAGATAGCTGCTTTTCCCATCTGCTCCCTTAGGACCGGGAACACCATCAGCACCATCAGCGCCCTTAATCAATGCCCACTTGCCAGCGTAATCAGCCGGATTGTCACTTGGCACGGATGATTTGTTGCTGTACACAACCGCCATATACTTCTTGCCAGCAGGCAAAGCACTCATATTCGTGCCTTGATCGTCATCGGCATAGCGAATCCATGGATAGTATTGAACCGTTTTAGGCAAATTTTTGATCTGCTCAGCAAGTTGCCGATATTGGGCTGCTACCTGATCATGTTCAATAAGGTAGTCTCCCAATGTTGCTGTGTGTGTATCCATCGAATAGCTTGATTTGAGTTCTAGCAAACGAGCCGACAGATACAAGTGTTCATCCTCGTCAGCTAAATGAATTGTGTCACCAATGTTGATGTTTTGTGGCAGCACAGCAATGTCGGTCTCGTAATTGACTGCTTCATGATTGTGAGTCTTAAGATCAGAGAGTGCAGATTGAAGCAAAGTCGCTTGCGAAGTAGCCGTATAAGTGACAACACGATTGATATACGCTGCATTGACATTCGGTGCACCACCCTTAGTTAAAAGTCTGCTCCATGTTTGGTTGGCTACCGGATCTAGCAAAACACCTTCTTTCGTTAACACGTAACGACCATCGGGATCTGTCCACTGATAACCTTGAAGCGTGATTGGCTGCTGATCAACGGTCTCGCCATCTTTGCTTTCAGGTGTGCCACCTGTCGGTGTAACGGCAGTATAAAGATCATAAATACTGCCGGACGTCACAATCTTATTGATGTCTTTATCAACATACAGCGTGATGTTTCTATCAGCACCGATGCGCTTATGAATGTTGATTAAGCGGCGCACAACCGTTGTTCCAGACACATCGAAACTAAAGTCCAGTTCAGCATTATCAAACTGAGTCGCAACAGATAGAATACGATTTAAAGTGGTGTCAGACTCGCCAGTCCATTCAAGCGTTCGCTTCAAATCAGGGATCTCGTTAAGACCGATTTCGAAACCCGAGTCATTCGTGAATAGGCTAATATAGTCGGCGATACCCATTGCTCGTTGAGCTTTATAGGGACCAACGGTCTCGTTAATCAAATCAATACCAGCATTTTCAGCAGTGAATGTCTCCTCACCAGCAAGCGGATCATGACTTGATTCCATAATTGTCATAAAGACTGCTTTATTGCGCTCATCCATATACAAAATGTAATTGCCACGTGCTGCCATCGTTTGAACCTTAGAAGACAGTTCAGGGGTGAACAGAATGGTTCCTGAATAGGTGCGAGCACCTGCTGAGATAAGCTGATCATCAGTATCATCGACAATGTGGATTTTCCCACCACCGCCAGCAGTTGCAGTCCCTAGCAGATGCCATGATCTATCCACAAAATAAAAATCTTTCATAGCCATGCCTCCTGCCAAGATACTTCAGCCTTACACTGCTTTGCCCAGCTTGATGTGAGCAATTCAATGGTGTTATTCCCGGGCTGAATTTTGAAGCCGCCCCAATCATTGCCGATTGTTTGCAGTGTCCGATCTTCTGCACCATTGACAAGAACACGTCGATTAGCAACATCAATTTTCACAACGTCCCCGTCTTTGAAGCGGTTAGGAATATCATCCCAGTAATCAACGTTGATCCACTCAAAGTAGCTGTCTTGCCAGTTAATTGACCAACCACGTTGATCGGAAAATCCGGGGAACCAAGCTGTCCAGCCATCAATTGGCACACTAGAGAAGCCTGACACCGTCCGTGTCTCAATACCGCCATCACCTAAATCGATGCGATCCAAACGGAAGGTTAACTGATCACCCATTTTTGTGATAACGGCATTGTAGTTGCCGTCACGATAGTAATTGCGTGGCAGTAAGTCAAAAAATAGCATTTGTGCTTGGTTGCCATCATAGACTGTGCCTGAAAGAACCCACTGATCGTTTGAAGCACTGTCATCAAACAGCGCAAGAGAAGCGACAATCTTGCCTTGATACGTTAAATTGAACTCGAAACGGCCTACTTCTGCGGCGTTCGTCCCAACATTCACACGATTGACAAACTGAAAATTAGCCGTGTTAGAGCCATTCGAATTTTTCGGAATGGTGCCGCTCATTGAAGGCCCATTCCAGTAATTGGAAGCAGTTCGTTCAGTAGACGGGTAGGCAATACCATTTGCATATCCAAACGGTCCCGACTGTACGTTGGCATCATTGCCATGCTCATAGTAAGGAAAAGCCGTAACCCCATTATTGAGCGTGACCCCTGTCGGTGTCTGATTGAAATCGAGATGATAAACGCGTTCAGACTTTTGCTTCACAAAACCATCAGCCCCATCGGGAGAGCCGAACTGTAGCACACTGCCCTGATCATTAATAGCAGTTAACACACCGTTATCACCGTTGATAGTAGCCGTGATAACTGGTTCAGATGGATAAGTCCCAGCATTAGGCACTGTGATGGTATCGGAGTAGTATTCAGGATCTGCTGGGTTAGGTGACCACGGAGAAGCAGTATCGTTTTTCTCTAATTTGATATTGTCAATACATATCCAACCACTTCCAGAATATGTTTTAACGAAGCCAAAACGATAATTTGCGACTGTAATATCGCTGTCTGCGGTCATCGTTGCAGAAAATTGATGCCACGTGTTTTGGCCACCATCAGTGTTTCTATTGGCGTGACCCATTGACAGTCCCCAAATTGGAGATAAATCGCTCGTTGTCAAATAGTCTGACGCTTGTCCAGTTGCTGAACCTGCGGCCACATATTTGTAACTATAGGTCCATGTTTCGCCCGCTTTAATAGTAACTGGATTTGACAGTGGGAAAACGCTGTATTGATCAGGATTGGTAGATGAATCACTACTTTGGTTTTCAATCCGAAGCATATAAGTTCCAAATGGCGTTGGAAAAGAAGGATCTTGTCCGATAACTTGAAACAATCTATTTGCGTCTTTACCATCACCCCAAACATAGTTTACTGGGGTTCGTCCTGATTCAAAGCTAGAATCTGTCAGCATGTTCACTGGCACGTCCTTGTATGGCATGTTGTCAGCCGTCTTCGTGGCTACCGAGTGCGCAATACCATCGGGAACAAACAAAGTAAATGAGGAAGTGATCGCATTCTGGCCTTTAGGAACATCGTCAATATCCGATAAGGTCGTAAGCCAATATTTTGATGGGTCATCATTGAAAGAAACCTGATGGTTCTCACCGTGAAGTATGTCATTGAGCTTATAGAATGCTTGCCGGAACGAAAGATTGTCCGCTGCTGCAAGCCTGTAGCCAACAACAATCTCACGAGAAGGGTTACGAACATACTGGATAAACTCGCCATCTGAATTGCCAATCGTTTGTTTTTCGATTGACTGACTTAGCAGTTCTCGGCCACTGACTTGCAGCGTACTATAACCCGGAATCAAGTCTTCAATGTACTGTCCATCTATTAGCATCGCCTCTGCCGGGCGCTGATTATCATCAGAACCCGTGAAGGGCGTTGTTTCTCTAAAATCATACAAAATTAAAATAGCCCCTTTCGTCGATTGCTCATTCGTGTCATGCGGCTGAGCTCTGTTTGCATTGGGTTTGCGGTTGCACGAGCAACCTCTCGGCCGTCAATGTACAGAGGAACCTCAATCGTTTGCTTGCGAGTGTAGTTGACATCAAGATTTGAAGCCAAGGTTGCGCCCTGTACACTGTTATTAAGCGACTGCAAGGATGCGTCAAAGGGAGAAGCATTCACTGCCGGCATCGTAACTGCAGCACTATCAGCAATAGCTTGTGCCATGCTAGAAACATTACTTTGGACGTCTGAGAACTTGTCAGTAAGCCCTGCATTTAAGCCGTTCATGATGGCGTTACCAGCAGGTATGAGCAGTTTGGCATCGTAGCTGATTGGGCCTTTATGATCACGAATCCAAGAAGCAATTCCGCCAATAAAATCGGTGATCTTCCCCCAAGCCGCTTTGAGGCCATCGAAGAAGCTATCCATGATAGCGCGGCCAGCGTCAGCCAAACTAAAATTACGAAGCGCATTGAATGCTCCTTTGATGCCATTAACTATTCCACTTACCATGTCAGTAAAACCAGACCATACAGCCTTAGCCCCATTAAAAATACTAGTAGCAGCTCCAATCACAATAGACTGTATGTTGTTCCAAGCTGATGAAAAGAATGATGTAATGCTATTCCACAATCCGGAAAAGAATCCGGGAAGTGCGTTCCAAATTCCCTCGGCCGTGCTGACTGTTCCGCTCCATAATCCTGATAAGAATGAAACAACGCTGTTCCATATCCCCTCAGTGGTAGACACGATGCCGCTCCATAATCCGCTGAAAAACGACGAAAGTGTACTCCAAATAGCGGAAGCGGCGGATACTGTACCATTCCAAAGCCCCTCCAAAGTTGAAGCCAAAGCATTCCAAACAGTCATTGCATAAGTTTGAATAAGGCTCCAAATACCGGAGAAATACGTAACAAGGCCATTCCAGATCTGACCAGCGGCGGAAACAATGCTGTTCCAGATAAGCTGAAGATCGGCACTTAACTGTGTCCAATTTAAAGTAAGCAAATCGATGACAATAAGAATGGGACCCATAATAACTGCTTTAAGCATGTTCCAAATACCGGTAGCAACTTGGACAATCCCATTCCAAATTGTCGTCAGGGAACCGCCAAAGGTTGACCATATGGCAGTGGCTACTGCAACTATTCCATTCCACAGAGTCGTGAAGAATGTGGATAGCACGTTCCAAACTGCCGTTGCTGCGGTAACAGCACCTTGCCAGATAGCTGAGAGAGTGGTTGTGAATGCTGTCCAAGCAGCCGATGCCGCGGTCGTAATCCCAGTCCATAGATTGCTGAAGAAACTAGTAATGCCACTCCAAGCTGTTTGAATACCACTAATCGCAGAGGTAAACGTACCCGATATTGCGTTCCAAACAGTTTGTGCAACTCCTACAAGTCCTTGCCAAGCTCCTTGTAACCACGAAACAAATCCCGACCATAGGTTTTGGCCAGTCTTGGTTTGGGTGAAAAAGTACACCAGACCAGCAACCACTGCCGCAATCCCAGCAATCAAAAGTACCCACGGATTCATGCCCAAGATCAATCCAAACGCTTTCCATACACCACCAGCCGTTTTTACGATAGTCCCGAAGTTAGTTATAACGGATATAACGCCTCTAATAGGGCCAATCATTTTAGAAAAAACACCGAGAACGCTTGAAAATCCGCCGATGGCTAATCCAATTACTTTGAATGCCCCGACAGCCCCAAAGATCGCCGCAGCAAATGATTTAACAATGTCGTTAGCAAACGCCGCTTTAACAATAGCTGCAATTGGCTTCAAAACAGCGACAACCCCAGTCAAAGCAGTTTTTATTCCATTAAAGATTCCTTCCCACGGAAGATTGGAAAGAAAATCGCCGACAGCAGTTAGTGCCTCCATAGCGGCAATACCAAAGTCAGTAGTGACTTCTTTGGCTACTTCAAAATACTTTGAAATGTCGTTTCCACTGAACACTTTTCCGAATGCACTTCCAACGCTTTTGACAACGCTGACTAAGTTCACGAAGGCGATATTTGCAATGCTGCCAACTAGAGACCAAACGGTTTGAAGATAGCTTCCCCATTCTTTAAAGATTGATATAATTCCAGCCATGGAACCGCCATTACCTAGATTGCTTAGTTGTGTCTTAATATTCAAAACCAATGCCGAAAACGGAGAAAAGAAGCGACCAATTGAAGCAAGAACTGAATCGAAGTTCATGGCTCCGATCTTATCAATAATGCCGCTAATAGCTCCGACAGCGACTTTAGACATTGCCTGCCAAGCAGGCTGAAGCTTGTTTGCCAGTGTTTCCTGAAGGCCGTCCATTGCCTCACCGACTGTCTTGTAACTTGTGGCCATCTTCTGGAATGCCTTGCTGTTCCCGGCTTTCTCAATACCATCGAAGAACTGCTGCGTGCTTATTTTGCCGTCTTTGACTTCGGTGACCAGCTGTTTGGTACTCATGCCCATCGCTTTAGCAACGGCTGCCATACCAGCAGGCGTCTGTTCTAGCATCAGACGGAAGTCAGCCCATTGAACCATTGGCTTAGCAGCCATTTGTGTGCCTTGTTCCATCAATGTCTTCATGGCTTGCTTGGGATTATCAGTGGCAGCAGCTAGGCCACCCATACCTTTAACAAGGCGATCAACGCCTTTTACGCCTACTGATGCAAACTGTGCATAGGCAGAAGCCATGTCAGATGAACTGTAAATGGTCTCCTGAGCATATGATTGTAACGACTTTTCAATTGATGAAATCTGTGCAGGCGTCTTACCAAGAAAAGTCATATTACTCTCAAACGTCTGCCAAGCTTTGCTTGATTCGTCTAGTTCTCCTACCATGCTTCTCACACCATCGCCAATAGCCCCTACAACTTTGGTAAGTCCTATGGCTCCAGCAATTTTGCTCACGGTTGATACAAAATCACCAACTGGCTTTGTCGAATTTTGAAAGCTATCGCCGATCTTTGACGCAGAACTCGCGATATTATTAAAAGTCCCCGAAAAGTTGCGGTCAACGGCGGATAAAATTCCTTCAACACTAAAACTGTCAGCCATATGCTCCCTCCTTTCTTTCAGATAACGGAATAATTTTGCCTTCGCGCTTCAAACGCTGAAATTCGGCCATCCGTTTTGCGAACACTTGTGCTCTATTCTGCTTTAGTTCTGTTGTGCTCATCTGTGACACTTCATAATTGGGCTCATAATTTGATCGCACGCTATCAATAGCTGCTTTCTTATCAAAGAAATCATCAAATGTCTTGAACTTCGGCTTAGGGTTCTTGCTCCCAGTTGTTGCCTGCACTTGCTGGTTCATCCATGCTTGCTGTGCAATCTCGTTTTGTCTATCGACTTGCTTAAGCTGATATGCTTCCATGCGCAGTTCGTATTCAACAAGTGTCATACGTTCAATGTCTCGAATATTAGAAAAGCCTAGATAGGCAAAAGCGTATAACAAGATTTCGTGATATGTTTCTTCACTACTCTTTTGAACGCTTTCGTCCTCATCTAGGCCTTCATGTTTTTTGCTACTGCTTTTACTGCGTTAGCACTGTTCATTTCATTTGCAACTTGCTTAAATAGAGAGTCTAAGTCTGAATTGCTGTCAATAAAGTCATCGACTTCGTTAGCTGACGGACGTTTCTTAGATGTCACGGTGGCGGAATAGATGGTATCTGCTAAAACAGCAGCATCGTATGCATTCAGACCAGCTAGTGCCTTTGCAACACCCATGCCAAAGTTAATGCCATGCATGACGGCACCCATATTCTTATCCATTTCGCGAACAAAGCGGACACCAAAGTTTAGTTCGTATTCTTTACCGTTAATGGTTAATTGCATGATTTAAAATCCTTTCTTTTAAGCCGCCCGGGTTTCACCCGTACTGTGACTTTCTTAGGCGACTGATGACAAGCCTCTTCTGCTGTTATGCTCCAGTACCAGAACCGCCCTTAGCTGGTGCAGTGCCAGCAGTGTTAGTACCTGGATCCACAGCCTTGTCCCAAACAGTGCCACCACCGGTAGCATCGGTTTCAGTGACCTTGCCAACCCCAAGGAATACGTAATCGACCTGTTCCTGAGTTTCACTGTCTAGCATTGTCCAACCACGCTTTGGTGTGCCGTTAACTGAGAATGTGACATCGCGAGTAGAGTGATCATCAGGGTCATTGTCGCTGCTGTCTTCTTGAACGGTAACTTGCATGTACCATGCGTAATACTTGCCAGCAGAATTCTTACGTTTGCGGTAGAGAATCCAAAAGTCGAGCAATTCGCCGTCAAACAGTGAGTCATACATTACGTCTGCAATTGCGGACGTGTTGTTCAGAAACTCGATTTCAAGATCGGTACTTGCGGAACTACGAGTTGCTACATTGCCGTTCTTGGTAACAGTGGAACTACTGTCAACAGACGGGTCAAATGACAGTGAAGTCTGCCAAGGGATAATTTGGCCGCTAACCGTTGCTTGATCGCTATGTTTGCGAGCCAAGGCAACAACGTCCATGCCTTCTAGCACTTTTAATTCATTTGCCATGTTATGGCCTCCTATAAAATATTGAGATTGAGTATCAGCATGGCTCGGTTGAGAACCGTGTCAGGGACACTCTGGTCTTGTGTAAACTCTTTTGAATGGTCTTCTACACGTCCATAGAATCGGTAATCATCAGTTAGCACTTGCCCAATCGCGGCACGAAAAAAGCGCTCCGCCATATCAGATACGGTGAAACGCTGTTTTTTGTCGCCCCAGATGTCAATGGTAATTAGCACATTGCCATTTAGTGACGTCTTTGTTGCAGTAGGAATAACTTGAATATCGCCAACAATGACGAATGGATATGGGGCGTTCTCCTGCTGCATAGGCAGATGGTCATAGGTCTTGTACCCGGACAATTGCGAAAACGCATAGAAGTAATCGTATAGCTCTTGCTCTGGTGATGTGATTTGAATCACCTACTTTGCTGCTTGTTTAAGCTGATTAATAAACTGAATCTTTTGATAAAGAAACGCAGGCTTCAATACAGGACGTGCCCGCATGAATCGAGTTCCATTTTCGGTGTATGGGTTGTATTCTTGCGTCATCGCTACAATACCGGTCAGCCCCGAATCAGTAATTGCTAACTTGATGCCACGCTTTGTAGCACCAGTAGGATGAGCGTACACGGTGCCCGCCATTTGCTGAGCACGAGTTTGCAACTGTGCTGTCTGCTGTTTAACGATTTGCTTGACAACGTCCATCTTCGCTCGCTTCAGCAGGCCAGCGACCAGTTTATCCATACCTTTTAGCTGAATACGATAACCAATTCCAACTTTACTCATTTCGTCTCACCCACAATCAAAGTAGTGTTTTGAAGCGGAACACGGGCGGTATTGAGAACGTAGTGTGTTGCATCATCATCAATCGTTAAATAGCTCCAATTGACGGTGATTGGCTCAACTAATCGGATTACTTTTGCCTTTTTAGCATAGTTTCCGAATAGCTGAACACTCTTGTCGGTTCCCATGTCAGTGACGCTGGCAACAGCGGTGGCTACCTCTTTTGGTTCACCGTATTGATGTGTTTGTGGATTATATTCTTCATCATCAAGCCAGAATGTAACCTCATGATCTAACCGCATATGATCACCTCTTTGGATAGCCAGAAATGAAGCTGACGGTGCCAAGAGACTTAGCATTCTTCCCGTTGGCTTCTTTCCAGTCGTTGATGTCATCAGCGAAATCATCGAAGTCGTTAGACTTGAACGTGAACGACTGGCCTTCTTGCTCGTATGACGTCATGCCTTCGTTTTTACGCCTGTTATAGCGTCGTACACAGACTTCCAAGGCAATGTAGGATAAATCACTAGGGAACACATCATCGGCCCGCAAACCGAGTTTAAATCGTAATGCTTGCGTCGTATTTTTGATGATGAGGTTAAGCACATCGTCTTGCATGTCTGTTTTAATTTCCATCATCGTCTTCAAATCTGAAAGCATTACCGCATCGGTATCAGCCATTTCATGCCTCCTTTCCGCCGCCCTGCATTCGCAGCACTGTGATTTTCATAAGCGACGGTTTACTAGCTACTACGCTGCACTAACGGTAACTGCTACCGTTGCAGTGAAGGAACCACTTGTTGCGGTGATTGTTGTAGAACCAACTGCTACCGCTGTAATAGTCCCATCAGCAGCGACTGTGGCAACACCAGCGTCGCTAGACGCGAACTTAGCAGCGCTAACAACATCACTTGCGTCCGATGCATCCACAGGGTCAGCGGATACAGTAATTTGCTTGGTAGCGCCGACTTTTAGGGACGCCGTTTTCTGACTAAGCGTAATCCCGGTGGCCGGCGCTAAGGTTTTGGGATCAGTACCTTGGCTTGCAAGACGTTCTCAGCTTCTGGGAAGCTAGGAAGTGCAGTGGCTGCTGCCTTTTCCCAAGTTGCGATTGGGTCCTGCGTGGTCTCGTAAACGGTGGTGAACACATTACCAACAGTGCCCTGTTGAACACCCGGAGTTGCGATCAGCCGGGACTCTTCAGGGGTAGGACCATAAACGGTTTGCCCGAGCTGGTCATCGCCAAATGCTACTAAGGTGTCTTCTGGGAAGTACCGTTCAACGGTATAGATACCGTTAGCTCCCTGCTTGCGGTACTTGGCATCATACGTCACGATGGTTGGCAAGCCGAACGACTGCATAACCGCATTGAGACTGCCAACACTAGGTAACAGGCCTGCCGTCTTGAAGTAGTCAGCAAATGCCTTGCTCCGAATCAGGGCAGTCTGTACCTTGGAAGAAGTCAGGATACGTGTTGGCACGTAGTCGAGCAATGCAAACCAGTCTTGCAGGTCCTTAATCGGATCAGCACCATCAGCGTCCCAAGAAGTAGCTGCGGTAACTTGGTGTTCTTCTGGAACATGGTAATCAACATTGAAGTTGAGATTGTTCTCATTGATGGTGATCTTCCCAGTTGCCAAAGCCTCCATGCGCATCTTTTCGACGCGTGCATAAACACCTTGAACCAAAACATCCAAGTCATTGTACACAAGGCTGGTCAGGTAGTTCTGTTCAGCCGGTGTGCGTGGATTGCGTAATGCGATCAGGTCCTTTTCCTTAAGCTGCATCTTGCGTTTGATGTAGCCAAGTTCAGCGGCCTGAACGCTCGCTTCACGACTGCCAATCTCAGCTTCCGTATCGAATGCAGAAATAGATGCTACGATAGGCGTCTTAGACCCACCACGAAGAAATTCAAAATCCAATTGATTAATTTTGGTTGATGGGAACAAGGTGTCCCCAAGTAATTGCGGATACTGGCGGTTTTGAACGTAATCAAGAACCGTCTTTTGATTAAACAAGTCTAAAATAGCTGGCATAAGTTAATCCTCCTTAGTCAGAAACGTGGCTGAATTTGATTTCTTTCAGCGCAGTGATAGCATCAGCTGACGGCTTGACTGGCAAGCGAGCTGCGTTCACATATCCTTCAACGATGACGCCCACCGGCTGAGGACCTTCGCTGATGTCAACATCATTGATGGTCACACCAATTGCTGTTGCATCGTTCTTTGGATAGATAGAACCTGCTGGCAATACACCATTTACGACACCAGTAGTCGAACTATCGGCTTGGTGAGTGAATGAAACGAATTTTTCGCTATCCAAGAAGCTGATCTCGGATGCGGTTACTTTCTTACCTGCGTACATAAAAGTACCTCCTTATTTTTGTTTCCATGGGTCGTTAACAACTTGGCTCTGCTGATTCCGTTGTTTAGCAAATGCCGCGCCCGGCGTCTCCACCTTTGAACCATGCGTTTTGGGCGTGCTGCCCTTAAGCAACTCTTGACGAACACCTTCAGCCACTGCCTGATCATGCGCAATGAGCCACTTTACATTCGCCTCAGTAGATTCTGCCTCTGGCGTTACAACGTGCTGCAAATCGTCCTCAGTGACTGTCAGTTTGGCGTCCTCAAACATCGATCGAGCCTGTTTGCCCATCTCGTAGGTAGCAAGCTGTGACTTGAGTTCATCTCGCTCTTTTTTAGCCTTTTCTAGCTCATAATCCTTCTTCTGGTCGGCATTCATCTTGGCCAGTTTTGCAGCTTCGTCAACGGCAGCTTGCTTTTCCTTCTCGGCACGAGCAAGGCGCTTTTTAACAATATCGTTGACCTGCTCATCGGTGTAAGTATGCTGATCAGAGCTTTCATGAGAACTATCTTGGCTATGTTCCGAGTCTTGAGCGTTGGTGTCATTGTCACTTTGAGATTCGCCGTTTTGCTGGTTCTCTTGACTACCGTCAGCACCAGTATCTTCAGCGAAAAATTGCAAATTCATCGGCATTAAAATCTTTGGAATCATGTTAAGAACTCCTTCCACAGCTTTTTAGACGGATCAGGCTTGCGTCTTAATTTACCGGAGCTTTTAGAGTCGATCACGCTTGGACTTGATGGTGTGAAAATAGCCACTAGCTGCGGCTTAGAAATTATTTAGCTTCATCACCCGGTGCATATGCCGCAATGGAGCATCGGCAGTTGGGGTGAACTGGAATATCTGGCACATCGTCTACACGATAAATGCCTCTACCAGCTCTCCCACCTTCTGAAATCTCCTTGCATATATCACACGCGCTTGGCTCAGCCACCCATTTGCAATAGTCATAGTTAAATTTGTGGAAACTATCTAATTGCGCCTGTGTTTGAATTCGAGCTGACTCAGTACGTGCAATTCGTTCTGTCACATAGCGGCGATTGTCCACCGTTTCTGCCACTTGGCCGCGTAACTTGCGAGCAATCTTTAGTGGACTCTGTCCTTGAATGGTGGCGGCAGTCAATAGCTCATCCAGTTCAGCCTTAAGAATGTCTTGGTTGATCCAAATACGCTGTGAGAAGGTGTAATCTCCCTCTCGTTTGGAGAGCAACTTGGCTAAATCAGTGTAGCCGCCCATAGATACCGTCTCTCCAAGTATTCCGGCTTGCCGTTTGATCTCGGATTGATAATCCTTGCTCAGCTTGGAAACAAGATCAGCGTTCACTTTCATGTGTGCATCAAGCATTTCTTGACCAATCTCACTCTTGAGCATTTCTAAACGGTTAATACGCATGGTAGCGTTGTATAGCTTGAGACGATCATTGACATCCTTGCTGAAGTCAGAATGCTTTAGCGGTTTGCCGTTGTACATCTTTCTAGCATCATCGACGATCCGCTTGGCTTCGACTTGATAAGCTTTAATATCGGTGGCCATCACTGCTTGACGCGCACCGGCCATACTGTCGTTGCTATATGCGGCATACTTGGAAAGTTCTGAATCAATATCCTTTTGAATGTTGGTTAAAGCTTTGTCAAAATATTCCTGAATTCTGGCATTGAACGCCTCGTCATTCTTAAGGTTCTCGACAATCCATTTCCGTTCAGCGGCCGTTCGCTTATTCCAGTAGGCAGAATTACTTGCTATCTGTTGCTGAGCCGTTGTTGTCATCATTGCCACCACCGTTCAGTAATTTCTGGAAGTCCGGGCTTGACGGACTGTTAGCAGCAGCATCTTTTGCTTTCTGGGTGGTCTCATCAGCGATGCGTTTCATTTCGGCCTTGGGATCATCAACAAACGATAAGGTGCTAAGCATAGTCTGATCTGATACGAGGCCTTTGAGTTTAGAAGCCGCGTCCGCTTCGTCGGTAATGTTCTCCGGAAGATTTCGCGTGAATGCGAAGTTAAGCTTTTGCCAGTCATCAGATTTACTTTCTGGAAGGATTGTCCCAACACTGAATGCGATCTTGTAAAGCTCCCGGAGTGACTGAGTAAACTTACGGTCCTGATTGGCCGCTAGATTGCGCATTGGTAGCAATTTGTATTGCAATGCAACGCCAGAACTATTGCCGCTGAATGCTTCATCGTTCAAGTTTGCAACCATGCTGATCTGGTAGATCATGCTGATGAGACGATCAATGAGGTGCTCTTGAATGGCATCGCCATCAGGTTTGGTCAGAAATTCAGCTACACCTTGAGCAGAATCGGCGTCTGGAGCATAGATAATCTGGTTGCCATTAAGATCGAGTTTGGGGTTGCCGTCATCGTCCTCATCGAGTTTCAGGCCTTTGAGAACCAAGTACGCATTGTCAAAGTATTCATTCTGGTTTGCCTTCTGGCTTAGTACCTTGTCTAAGGCATTGATGAGCGTCTCGACGTTCTCAAAGATGCCTTGACGCTCGGTGTTCATGAAGAACTCAACTGCTGGTACTTCGTTAAATGGGTTAAATCCGCCTGTCCCTTCAAGGCGTGTCATATCAAGGGCATATATGCCGTCTTTCAGATACACCTTGCCAGTTAGATCGTTGTCTTCATCATGCCAATACATGACAAACGCAACGGCTTTATGTGCTACCGTGTCATCATAGATGAGGAACGAATTGATAGGCGAGCTGTATGCAATACACGTCTTGCTGTCTTCGTCTTGGTACAAAAAAGCAAGCGCCCGTCCGTAAATGGATGCTTGCTTGCTGATTTCGCTTAATTTGTCCTGAACGCTGTTCGTGTCGTTCCACTCTTGCAGCGCGGTATTATCCTGTGTGTTATCGAGCGTGATCTTCGGTGGAATGCCAATGTAGAACCCATTGTAGGTATCCACGATATAGTGAGCCAAGTTGCCGACAAGCCGATTGTCTGGCCCATGATCCTTTTTCGCATCATCAATAATCTGGTGCTGACCGAGGTACATTTTCTTTGCTGGAAGGTACTTGCTTTGAACCAAATCATCATTGGCTACAACAAACGCATTGATGTCATCACCAGTTAGCTCTTCATCAGTCGGGAAAATAAACACATCTCCGTCTGTGATGGAGCCTTTCCCTTGAACTGTTAATATGATGGCCACCTCCTTAGAAGTATTTGCTTGTGTTCTTGAACGTATGAGCTGCATTTCTCCGTTTGATTACCTGCATGACAAAATACCTCGTGGCGTCCATTCCGTGGTCATGTGCCTTGACCACTTTGTCTTCACCCTTTTGACTGGCCTTGTCATCCCACACGTAGGAAGCAAACTCTTTGAACAGATTAGTTAGCCCGGGTGTGAACTTGATCTCGCCAGAGTTCATAGCTGTTTGCGTTTCTCTAATGCCGTTTAGCACATCGTTATCAGCTTTAATAACTCGATACCGGCGTTCTCTCAGTTTGGCAATAAATGAAGCCGCTGATGGATCAACAATCACTTCACAGCGTATGTCACCGACAAACTGGCTGAAATCCCGAGCGTATTCATCATCTGTCTTCTGTCTGCTGCTATGCCGTCCATCGTAGTAATACTCTTTGAGGCAATACCAAACAGACCCACATTTACCCCAAAGTAAGAAAACTGTGGGGTTCTGTGTGCCATAGTCAACGCTGACATAGTATCGGCTTGGCTGCTGGTTCGGATTGCTGACCATCTCGTCTTTATTGAAGTTGTCGTAGACAATTCCATCAGCCAGAACCCATTGTCCCAAAATATATCGCTGGTAGAACACTCCAGAGTACATATGTTCGTACCTGTCAATGACTTCATCGCTCAGGCTTGGGTTGTCCGTCATCACAAAGTGGAGACGCAATGCGCGTTTATCGTCTGCTTGATCAATCCAATCAGTCTTGAACCAGTGATACGGGCCCTCTGGGTTCATATTGAACCAGTATTTGCCGCCAGTAACGGAAACACGCGCTGTCGCTTGATTGACAAACGACTGTGGCATGAGAGCTGCTTCATCAAAGAACATTCCGGCAAGTGTGATCCCTTGAATCAGATCTTGGCTGCTTTCGTCTTTACCACCGAATAAGTAGTAAAGATTAGTTCTTCCATCAAGGCTGATTTCAAGCATGTTTTCTGAACGCCGATCCACAACCGAGAATCCCACTTGTTGCAATGTTTGTTTGAGCGGCCTGATAACATTTCGGCGTAATGATCCAATGGTTTTGCCGGCAATGCCAAATTGCTCGCGGTCAAACACAATCATGCTCCACAGAACATAGCTGATCGACATCGCAAACGTCTTTCCGGAACGCACAGCACCATCAGCAATGATTGTCTGCTTGTCTGGATAGTGGCGCCACCAGTTGATGATGTCTAACTGCTTCCCTTTGAATTGATCAATCGGAGTTGTCATTGACATCACCATCCTTTGGGATACTCTCGTCAATTGCCGCCAAAAGCTTGTTCAGCCCTCCGTCTTGGCCTTCTGGTGTGCGATAGGCGCTGGCCTTAGCTTCCATGATGTCAGCCTCAGCTTTAGACTTGCGAACGTCAGCCTTAGTTTTGGCAACCTGCTGATCTTCGAGTTCCTTGCTTGAGTTCCTGAGCATACCCTTATACTTCAAATACAATTCAAGAGCTTCAACCTGCTGTTTAGGCCCCGGCGAATACTTCATCGTTGTGTCTTCTAGCATTGCCTTTTTAATGTTGTCGTATGTCGAGCTTCTGGCAGTGATCTCACGGCCCATGCCAATATCAAGCAAGTGGATAATTGCCTTTTCAACATCGAGATCAGCCTTGCGTTCAATCGGTTGCAGTCGCTTTTTGATGTACTCTTGAATTTTAGGCGATTTTAGGGTCTTCCCGGCGTTTGCTCCAATGTTCTTAGGCGAATATCCAGCGGCTCTCGCAGCCTTTGTAGCGTTGCCTCCGTTGGTAAGATAGGCATCAGCGAATGCTTTCTGCCGTTTGTTTAGTTTCATCACATATCACCACACCTCCCGAGCTGTGCTCAT